ATATGAAGACCTAAGTGAAGGTCTAAACAGAGCCACAGAGACCGTGGCCGTGGCCACCGCTTCTCATGATGAAGATGAGGATGATGCACTAAGTTACTTCCAAAAACTCGCTGAAGAGTAGAGCCACCAAAAATAGCTTTAAATTCCAAAAAAAGCGGAAAAAAAATCCCTGGCCAAAATCACGGCCAGGGGTTTTTTATTTTATACGTGGATTTTCGGTTCGTTTGAGTGTCCGATTGACATATTGTGAGGATTTGTCATATTTCATAATTCTCTTAAAGTCTTTTAAAAATAATCCCAAGAATTCTTCCTTAAGAACGTTTATATTTCTTTTTTTATCATTTAGTGAATTTTCATAATCATAGAAAGTCACTGCTTTGACTGGCCTTCCATCTACGAGACTATTTGTTGATTTGACTTGACCACCAGATAAGTATTCGAGATTAAAGTTTTCATCAACCACTAAACCAGCTGGTAAAATCAGTTGGTTTTTGTTGTCTCTGAGTTCAAGTGTTTCATAATGATGAATACTCACTAATTCTTGTGGTGTATACTTATCATTCAAAAATTGATTTAATTGAAATTGTGATAGAGGCCATTCATTATTGATATCTATTACGTTATTAGACATTAGGATAACCCAATCTAAATTATCATTACCATATACTTTTTCAGCTACGTTATCTGGTCTTTCATCACCAATAATCTGATATTTGTCAAATTTCATAAAATTTGCAAATAAATCTTCTCTTATTTTTGCTCTACGGAAGAGATTTTTAGTTTGAACGAAATCTGTATTACTTTCTCTGTCTTTTAAGAGAGAAGGATAATCAAGATTTGGTAATCTGCGGAAATAATTTGACATTTTACAAACCTACATCGTCGTGGGCGGTGAATTCTGCATAATCTTGATCGTATATTGGTGTCAATTCAGTGAAACTTAGAGATATGATGGTCGTTACTGGTTGACTATCTTCTTCATAAGCAGCGAATCTACCAACTTCACCTGTATAATCAACAGCCATTGAAGTTAAAGCACATGTTTTAAATTTATTCAAACCCTTGATATCTCTTTGTGTTCTAGCTTTGATGTATCTCAATTTAAAGACATCTGGAGTTCCAAGTAGGAAATTACCACCCAATTCTCCTTCAGCGTCTCCAGAAAATATTTGTGGATTTTTCTTTGCTGCAGAGTGTTGTTTCAAAGCTCTAATTATCATACGAACTCTTTTTGATTCTTCTGGACTTCTAGGTGTCAATCGAATATTAAAATTAAAACTTCTTAATGAAGGCCCTTTGAATAATAATTCCAAATTAGGATTTCTAACAGCACCTGATGTTCTTGTAATAGCTTGTTCGACATCAACACTCACTCCTAATGCACCGATAGCCTGAGCAATCGCATTGAGTTGAGTAACTCTTCTAAACCCTTTATCATCTACCGCATCACCTAGAGCTCTAAAAGTGTCTCCACCTACTCCAGTTATTTTTTTCAGAAAATTTTCAGCTTTTGTTTTGATATCAAAAATACCTGCTTTACTCGCTTTGGCAAACTCCTCATTGCCTCTTTTTCCAAGAAACGCTTGTACCGTTGGCCCAAACATTGCAGCCGCAAGACCACTCATTGTTCCTCCAGTAAAATCAACACTATTCATGTCTTTTAAAGAGGGAGGTATTGGTAATTGAATTGTTGACTGCAAATCTTGTAATCTAAAATTTTGTCTATTTCCTCTTCGATTAGATGCTCCTAGATATCCTCCTTGCTCAAATGATTTATTAACTCTCTTAAATTTTTCAACTCTATCTTTCTCATAACCTTGATTTCCTTGTTTTATACCTGGCAAACCTCCAGCTGCTCTGTATCTGAAAATCTGAATCTCAAAATAATCTTGTAAATCAGTGTCTAAATCGATTGGATACTGTAGGACTCCACCATTTGCAATCTTTCTCAGTGGATTGCGATATGGTCTTTTTATTCTTTTAGTTTTATTTGATTTTTCATTTGATTTTTCATTTTTTTCCACATCTACTATTCCATCACCTTCAGGTAATATACCTCCACCATCGTTCGCATCACCAGCATCATCAGCAGTTTCAGCGCTTCCGTATTTTTCTACCCATAAAGGATTAAGTTCTCCACTATCATCCAACATCTGTGGACTATATCCACTAGGTTGTAGCTCTGTTCCACTTTCAAGATTATTCCTTCTTGCGATATCGACATCTATTAAGTTATTTAATTCTTGGTTATTAAAACCTTCTCCAAGAGCCATGATATTACCTCAATATTGCTTTTACAACTAAATTTCTCACATTATCCATGAAATCTATTGAACCATATTCATCGATAAGTGTTGCGTTATCATTTATCAAATTGTCAGTTGACCCTTTTCTCATTTTTCTAAGAGGTTCTGTATACATCAACGTACCTGTTTTATTATCAAAATCTGTATTATCACTGAATGTGTATACACTATATGATGAATTACCATAGGTATCATCTAAGGAGATATAATATTTTTTACCATCAGAATTCTTTAATCTACTACTATGTGTTATAGCCATTACTTATCCCTCCATACTCTGTAAGGTGGAAAATCATTGCCGTCATTATTGATAAATTTTGATGTAGGTAATAAAGACACCTCTGCCATCTCCGATTCGGGTATTCTCATAATATTACCTTGTATCCCACTGAAATAATACCTGTGTATTGTCTTTCTGGGTACAACTGCACCGTCGCCACTATTTAGAAGGCTTTTTGCGACTCCTTCTCTTAATTTATTATTTAGGTAATGTAGATTGGCTCCAAGGAATCCATCTTTGAACACACCTAACACATAACTCATGGGAAACTGATCATAATACTTCAACTTCTCTGGTTTCGTTGCAACATAGTTAAAGAAGTATAGTTCACCAACCTCTACTGGCCCAGACACTTCACCAAATTCGCCAGGATCGTCATACTCTGCACCTTGATAATTCTGCAAAGCAGTCATCAACATACTACGATACCAGTCACGACTGCGGTTTCGTTTGCCTGCCTCTTGTATAATCTGGGAAGCGATACTCATTTAATACCTAGTTCCTTCTCTGTAAAGATTTTAAATTCCCATAATCTATCATCACAAAAGTCTTTCGCAGCCTTCCATTTAGCCTGATTCACACCCCATGTATAGACCTCATTCATCCATGTTTTAGTTTTCTTTGATGGATTTGTGACTGGTTCTTTACATTGTCTTGCTGGTTTGACTTCAATTACCATACGACGAGTGTTCTTAGACCCATCAACATACTTGATATAGAAGTCTGGAAAGTATCTTCTCCTACGGCCACTGACTGGATCTCTGTATGGTATTGAGAATTCTTCACTACCCCATTCAATGATATGATCATGAGAATCACAATATACCATGAATTTACGTTCCCACAACGACCTATAAACGATGTTTCTGGGATCTCCTTTGTATTTTCTGGGGTTGGTAGGCCTATACTTCCCACTATAGCTCATAAATAAAAGATGATAACTAGCTGATATCTATTTAGAGATAATGTCAAGAAGACCCACCAACTACCCAATCAATACAATACGATCAAGATTTCAGACAGTGGCTCTTGATAATAAGTATCAGGTTTTTATGGAACCTAACTTAAATGTCTATAATGCAGCTGCAAGAGCAGGTATATCAAGAAGATTTGTAGATGAAGACTTAGGATTATATGTGACAGATGCGGTATTGCCTGGATCATCATTTGCTGATGTTGAAGTATCAGGAGATAGACAAGGTATTACAGAGAGAATGCCTTTCAAAAGAATTTATGATGATGTGACTCTAACATTTATGGTAGATAAAGATTATAAAGTCATGAAATATTTTGAAGCTTGGATTCAATTAATCAATCCACTTCATGGTGATACTGGTGGTAAAGCAGATAATCAAGTAATGACTTTAAATTATCCTAAAGATTATAAATGTACAATGAGTATAGTTAAGTTTAATAAGGATTATTTTAAAAGCAGTGGAGGTTTCTTATATTATTGTTATGTTAGGTCATGGCCTTTATCAATATCATCAGTTCCTGTAAATTATGACTCAGGATCGATTTTGAAACTAAATGTAACTTTTAGGTACGAAAGATATGTAATGGAAAATGTAACTGTAGGTAAGATTCGATCTGGATGGAAAGGTTATTCAGATTCGTTTGATCCTTGGTTAGGTACATTTCCAGACGTTTATCAACAATTATTAGACGCAGAAAAAGACAAAACAGTTGTTGAATCATCTCAACAACAACCAGCGCCAGATTATTATCGTACAGATCCTGATGGCACAAGGTATCACATGATGACAGAAGACTTGATAAAATTATGGGTACGGACAGGTATTTACAGTGAAAAAAATGGAAAGTATTATGATGAGTATGGTTATGAAGTGAGGCCTAAATAAGTCTCCAAAACCATACTAAATAAAGCACTGAAGTGAATAGTTATGCCATTACCAACGATTGTTACACCTTCTTATGAGTTAAATTTACCATCAAATGGTAAGAAAATTAAATATAGACCTTTCTTAGTTAAAGAAGAGAAGATTCTTATACTTGCGATAGAAAGTAATTCTATGAAGGATATTTCTAGAGCTATAAAGGATGTTCTGAAGAATTGTATTCTAACGAAAGGTGTTAAAATAGATGAATTACCAACCTTTGACATTGAATACTTGTTCTTAAATATTCGTTCTAGATCTATAGGAGAGAGTATTGACCTTGTAATTACTTGTCCTGATGATGGAGAAACTAAAGTTAATGCTCAAATTTATATTGATGAGATAGGAATTAAAAAGGACAAGGATCATAATCCTGATATCAAACTTGATGATACCTACACCATGAGATTGAAATATCCATCTCTAGACCAGTTTATTGATGATAATTTTAATTTTGATGAAGATAAAGACAATAGTTTTGATATCATATCATCATGTATTGATATGGTTTTCAGTGAAGAGGAAGCATGGGAAGCTAAAGATTGTACCAAAAAAGAATTACTTGAATTTGTTGAAAGGTTAAATTCAATACAATTTAAAGAGGTCGAAAAGTTTTTTGATACAATGCCTAAACTATCACACGAAATTGAAGTTGAGAATCCAAACACTAAAG